GGCGCACCATAACCGATTGCGGGCAGGGTGTAAAGCAATATATTTCAGGCAGCAAGAAAATATTTTACGAAAATGCTTGCAAGCGTAAACGAAGGTGTTTAATATTAGTCCCGTAGTCGAGAGAAACCAACCCAACAGGAGGCAGCACAATGCAAAACATCATCAACGACATGCTGGAACATATGGTCGTCATCGAGATCAACGGTCGCCGCGCCACGATGTACACGGCGTCCTTGGGCTCTGCTCAGGTCGCCGCCACGGCCGCCATGGGCGGCGGCGCTTCAAGGGTCTGGATCGACGGCCGCCTCGTCGGCGGTCCGGTAGATGAAATCGATGTGGACAACCAGTAATACCAACGCCCCGGTTCGCCGGGGCATCACTCAACAGGAGGCAACATGATCGAAGCCCGCATTGCAGGCATCCCCTGCTTAATTGATGTTCTCAGCACGGGCTGGTCAACCCCAGCCATCACTCACTTATTGCCTGAGGACTGCCATCCGGCAGACGGCGAGTGCGCAGAGTACATCGTCTGCGACCGTCGAGGCCGCCCAGCCCCTTGGCTTCAGCGCAAGATGACAGACCGAGACATTGAAAAAATTGAACAACTCATTGAGGAGGCTTACGAATGAACGTGGAAATCAGGAATGTAATCAGCATTGATCTGGGCGAACTGCTCACAAACGAGAAGTCCGACTACTGCCACCGGACAATCGTGATCGAAACGCCGGAGGGCCAGGTAGTCCTGAAGCTCTACTCTAAGGACGGCGATGCTTTAAGGATCGCCATATGATCTGCCGCTGCGGGGCGAACCCTGATGGTTTGTGCGGGGACTGCTGGCTGGCTCCCGAACAGACAGATAACCCAGCGAAACCCAGTGGGTTACCAGTGGGTTACCAGTGGCAACCCAGCGGGAATCCAACGGCAAGCCAGTTGCAGCTTCCCTTTGACTAAAAGGGGAGGTAATCTAGTGTTACCAGTGTCGAAAACTGGAAACAAAGAAGCACAGACGCTCCCCTTAAAGTGGCCTCTGTGCCGTTTCAACCATCCCCTGGTAGTGCTTCGCGGCATTCGACCAGAGGCCACCTTAAGTGGAGTGTCAATGCACTACTACCAGTTCAACATTGGCGACTATGCCGCCCATACGTCGCACCTTGACGAGATCGAGGATATTGCCTACCGGCGAATGCTTGATTACTGCTACCTGAACGAAATCTGGCTGCCCGAATCGGTGGACGAAGTCTCTCGGCTGATCAGGATGCGAACGCATTGCGATCGCATTGCGAGCGTATTGCGAGAGTTCTGGCGACTGCATGACGATGGCACTTGGCGGCATCCTCGCGTCGAGCGTGAATTGCAGGCATTTAAGGAGAAATCGCAGAAGGCATCAATCAATGCCCGTAAACGCTGGGAAAATGGTGATGCGAACGCATTGCGAACGCAGTCCGAAGGCAGTGCGAAGGCAATGCTAACCATTAACCATAAACCAATAACCAAGAACCAAGAGAGTAAGCGCTTTGCGCCACCCGCTCTCGATGAGGTAATCACTGAAATGACCGGAAGAACACAAGACCCTACCCACGAAGCAAATCGTTTCTTGGCCTACTACGAATCGAACGGATGGAAGGTCGGCAGGAACCCCATGAAGTCTTGGAAAGCAGCAGTCACCAATTGGGTGACCAAGACAAAACAACCACAACTGATCGACAGCTCGCAGACAGGGCTGGCGGCCAGACTTACCGACACTAGCTGGGTGTAACTATGAAACCTGAAATTGTCGAGGCTTACGGTTGGCTATGGCATGAAGTGGCGCAAGGGACAAAAACACGCAAGGCGTATCAACTTTTGTCCCTTGCATTGACCGCAGAACAGCGGAAGGCGGGGATTGAGAAGGCGAAGTTGAATGGAGCGGGGAAGAATGCGAAAACCCGTTGAATGCGTATTAGCTTGTATTGTGATTTGTTTATTTGTTATCGCGTGTTTACCATCAACTGGCTTTTAGGAGGCCGCATGGATCAGAAAAAAACCATACTTGATCTGCTAAAGAAGGGCGAGACGCTGACCGGATTGAAGGCGTTAAGGTTGGCAGGGACGATGAAGTTATCCACCAGGATCGGTGAGTTAGAAAGGCAGGGTCACGTTATCCACAAGGGTTGGACGAAGACCCCGAAAGGCGTGAAAATTAGAACTTATTACATCGGAGCTTGAAATGTTTGAACAAAGACCAAACAGCGGTGCCATTTTCAACAACAGCCAGAAGCAAAAGGACAACCACCCCGACATGCGTGGCGACTTCAACATCGACGGCCAGAAGTATTCCATCTCTGGATGGTGGAAGACCGGCAAGAAGGGGGAGTTCCTTTCCGTGAGTATCCAAGAATGGAAGGCACCAGAGCTGTCAAAGCAAGTTGAGGTAAAACCGACCCGTAAACAACCTGTCGTTCCCAAAGATGACTTTCCGAGCGACGAGATTCCTTTCTGATGAAAAAGGTCACCAAAAAAGAGATTGCCCAGATTCGTGCCTTGTATCCTGAGTTCTGCCAGGCTGAGATCGCAGAACAACTGGGAATCTCGAGACAGCAGGTTCATTACCATTTGAGTGTCGCAGGGGCGATCCTGCCGGGTAAAAGGGCGCAAAGAGACCCTGAAACGGGTTTGTTTATGACTCAGCAAAACCGGCAAGACATAGAGTTCAGGCGACAACTCAACCCCCTAATGACCGCATGGCAGAGTAGGAGCATTCGTGTTCGCCCATCCGAAAAGACCGTGGAAGCTGGCAGCGGAAATCTGCCAGTTGTCCCTTGAGGAGCGGAGGAAAGCATTAGACCTGATCGACCCGATGTTCCGAGATCAAGTCAAAACCCACTTGTTAAACTATTTCGAGCGCAGAAAACATGGAATTAAAAACGCTCGCCCAGCTCGCTATGGAAATGGCGAAGATGAGGGCCGATATCGAGGCCGGGAAGACTATTGAACTTTCGTGGTCGGCTGAGAAGGGCAAAACGCCAACGCAAAGGAACTCTCTTCATCGGTGGTTGGAGTTGCTTGCGGATGAACTGAACGCCGGAGGATTCGATCAAACGGTTTGGTTTAGGGAATACGCGAAGGCTGGGATTTCTTCGAGGTGGTCGAAGTACTCGGTAAAAGAGACCTTTTACAAGCCGGTTCTGGAATCCCTGACCGGCAAGACCTCGACCGAGGAAATGAATACCGTAGAACCAAGCGAGGTCTGCCAGATTGTAGGGCAGGCGCTTTCCCAAAGATTAGGAATCACTCCCCCAGCATGGCCGACGAGGTTTGAATGTTCATCAAGCGACTAGCAGCAGACAGTTGGTTCTCAAGGTGCGTCCGAGAGGCGGCAAAGTGGAAATGCCAGCGGTGCGGCGCGCAGCATGATCCTGGCTCACAGGGGCTTCACTGCGCCCATTTCATGACGAGGGGTAAGTGGGCTACCCGCTTCGATCCGTTGAACGTGGCGGCCCTCTGCTACGGCTGTCATTCGTTCATTGACTCTCGACCTTATGAAAAGGCCCAGTGGTTTGAGGACTTTCTAGGAGAGGATGTTGCCCAGATCATCCGCGAGAAGTCCGAGAATACAAAGCACGGTCTCAAGAAGTGTTTAAAGGAAATCACAAAACACTATAAGGCCGAGCATGAGCGAATTCAGCAGGCAAACCTCGACGGGGTGCCGAACGTAACTGTGGTGGGGTTTCTATGAACTTAAAATCGTGCCCAAAATGCAAAGCAGATGCCGAAGAAATTATCGCCGCCAGTATTGACGAGGATGGCATGATGCAACCTTGCAAACCCTACCGCAGAGGCTGGTACTGCTTTGAATGTGGTTACTTCGATCAGGCAATCGGTCGTGAACGGCTTGTCAAAGGTATGGCGGGAGGTAGTCATCCTTCATTTCAGAGATAAGCCAGCGTACCGCGAAAACCCAAGCGATTGAAAAAAGTACAATAAACATATAACCTCCATTGTGTTGGGAAAGGAACTGTAAAGCATATTGGGCGAAAAGTAAAGGGAAATGTTATGCCATTGAAGAAAGGCTACAGCCAAAAGACGGTCAGCCAGAATATCAAGACGGAGATGAAGTCGGGCAAACCCCAGAAGCAAGCTGTTGCGATTGCTCTGGATGTAGCACGACGGGCCAAGAAAAAGCGGGGGAAGCTCGAATAATGCCAGCCGGTAGACCGATGAAGTTCAAAACGCCTGAAGAACTACAGAAGGCAATCGATAGCTATTTTGCGCAATGCGACGACAACAACCCGCCGCTGATCTCCGGTCTCGCCTATCATCTTGAAATGACTACGGAAAGTCTCCGCAACTATCAAGAAAGAGACGAATTTTTTGCGATAGTAAAAAGAGCCAAGCAGCGAGTGGAGATCGCAGTCGAGAAAAACCTTCATGGGTCGGCCTGCACTGGGTCGATCTTCTGGTTGAAAAACAACGCGGGATACCGCGACAAAACCGAGCAAGAGCTAACCGGCGCAGAAGGCGGGCCGATTAAGCAGGAATGGACGATCAAGGTAGTCGATGCCTAAGATGACCATACCGCGAAGGCTTTTGCCGTTGGTGCAGAAGCCCAAGCGGTTCAAAATCATCATAGGTGGTAGGGGGTCTGGGAAATCCCAGACGGTCGGTGACATATGCTTGATGGACGCTCAGACGAAGGGCATCAAGACTGGGTGCTTTCGGGAGTTCCAAGTGACGATGGACGACTCGGTTCAGAGTCTGTTGTCGGCTGAGATTGAAAGGCTGGGGCTGCAAGGCTTCAAGACGCAATCAACCTCGATTCAGCACGAAGGCCAGGACGCGTTCAAGTTCCGGGGGCTGGCAAGAAACCCTGAAGGCATCAAGAGTATGCAC